TTTCTACAGAGGCCCGCGCACTACTGAGGGACGGCATCCAATGACAGCACTACCACCAATCGCGCTACTTCAGTCTCTATTCCACTACAATCAGGTGGATGGGACTATAACCTATCTCCAGCAGCGTGGCCCCAAAAAACCTGGCGATTTAGCCGATAGCACACGCAACGGCCTGCCAATCGTCTACATTCACGGCAAAGAGTACAAGGCCGCCAATGTGGCCTGGGCGCTAGCTCATGGCGTCGATCCTGCCGATAACAAATGGCTGCGCTATGTTATATGCCTTGACGGCAATCCATTTAACCTGTCTTATCATAACCTGGCCATACAAGACACCCCGCACCGTTATACCAATCCCCGTGGCCGGCGAGCCAAGCGGCCTGGCTGGCTCAAGAAAGACCTAAGGCGCAATCAAGTGACCGGCGAATGGACGGCTCGATACGATGGCGCACTGCTGCCAGGCACCTTCCTGACGCAGACGGAGGCGGCAGCGGCAAGGCGGCTGGCAGCGAAGGAGGAGGATTCATGTTCCCATTGCTAGAGCCAGCCAGGGATTTTTCCTATTGGTGGAGAGGGGATGATTGGCCATTCGCTCCCCAAGTTACAGATTTGATGGTACTATCAGAGGTAGGAGGCGGCTATCATTGTTGGGGTGTTTATGGTGGTAGAATTTATGTTCACTACGAGCCCTTGGGGGCGGAGTTGATGAAATTCTTTGACCAGGACAATCCGAACTGGCCAGAGTTAGCCGACATTCACAAACTAGCGCTAGATATTTCTGTAATAAAAATACCTACTTACCGTGTTAGCATGTGGCAAAATCGCCTATCTGTTCACGATTTGGGCTGGTCCTAAATGGCTAACCTAATCGCGCATGACATTAAGATCAGAGACTTAAGACTCAAGCGCTTAACATTCAAAAGGGTTAGGATCAATCAGGTATTCTACTATAGCTATCGCTGGTATCAGAAAATATCGAGATACATGGCGATAACAGCAGATACTATCGAGAATGACAGGATACGGTTTAAGGAAGCTGCCATGGTACGGGTCATGGATGAGAGCGCAGCATCTGCAAGGACCGCTGGTGGCATGTCATTTGAAGAGTTCCTTCAGAATGCCGCTTTGTGACAAACTGTTAAGCATCCAACACTGACCTTGGCATGTTGGCGCTTAGATGCTGTATAGTTACTTTGTTCAAACAACCCAAGCCGCCATGACAAGCGCCATTCTTCCAGTCGCAATGTTGCACGCAGCAGCGCAGTTTACTTCGCCAGATCCTGTTAAGCAAACACTGACCGGCATTCTCGTCAGGCCGGCAGATGGCGGGGGAGTCATCATCAGCTCCAGCGATGGACATAGGGCTTTTCGTGTCACATGCCCAGATCCTAAATGGGAATGTGAGCAAGCATTACTGCTATCAGGCAAAGCGTTTAAGAAACGCATACCATACGCCAGAATCGCTGAATTTGAGACGCCATTTAGCAACGCCGCTATTTATGGCGGCAAGAAAGTAACAGAGTATATGCAATCATTGCCGGCAATGTGGCAATGTGAGCTTGAAGGATCAAAGCATAACTATACAAACATAAATCCCGCTACGCTTTATCCAGACTCGGATCGGCTATGGCCCAGTCAATATGGAAAGGAGACTGATACGCCTATTGGCTTTAATGCCGCATACCTGGCTGATTTCCTGGCAATAGTTAAGCTGTACTCACATACTGATCTTGTGGTTAGCGAGCGCAACAGATACAATACGCCAATGATCTTTAGCGCTAAAGTGGAAATGCCAGAACTATCAGTGACCATGGAATACCTGTTAATGCCAGTAGCGGATCAAGCCAATAAAGCGCCATACGATAGCCGTGGCATGGTGGTGACAGTGGAGAGCGAGGAGTAACACCTTACAAACTGTTAAGCGCTTTCGGCCGGGCCTAGCAAGTCCGGCTTTTTTCATGCTATGATTACTTTGTCCAAACGACACAAGTCGATGAATCCCGTTGCAGAAACAAGCGTTCGCAAAGCCGAACAAATGCGTGCCGCCTGGCCTTCCATGACTCGCCGCCAGAGACGGGCTGGGGCTCGCTGGTGGTGGCGCAACTGCCGGCGTACCGCCGATAGCTGGCCTGAGCAGTGGCGAGCAATCAACGCAAGCAGCGGTGTGATTATTGGCCTGTAAGCCACCTTACAAACTGTTAAGCGTTAAGAGGCGAGCCTAGCAAGCTCGCTTTTTTATGTGCTATGCTTAATGTGTTCAAACGACACCGGCCCACCATGCAAACCCCATCGGCATACGATCAAACTGGCTATCTTGCCGGCAACCAACACAGCTATGGAGCGTTGCACAGGCAATCTATCGAGTTAGTGGAGCGAATGGCGAGAGTTAGTGGAGCCAAGGATGAGCTGATGGCGATGGCCAAAATCTGTTCGAGCCTTGCGCGTAAGGCTGAAGATGCGCGGCTAAAAGATTTAGGTTGCTTTGAAGAGTGACGCCTTAACCTCTAACCCACCATTCTGCCGGCAAACAAGCCGGATCATCCAGTGACACTTTATGAAGAGCTGGTCGCCGCCGGCTGTTTGATTGACCATCACGAATCGACCCTTTATGTCAGGTGCAGCGAAAAAGCTGAGACGATAATTCTCTATCACGTTTTATTGCCTGGCAGCGTATTGCAAATGCCTAAACAGTTTCGGTCAGATATTGACAAAAAGTTATGGTATGACATTCCGTTTAATTATGATCCATTTTGGAGTAGGCCGGCAAAGTAAACAGTCTTCGCTTAATCCTAACCATCCACAATCATCCCATGGCTAAAAAATTTAAGCAGCGCCTTTTTGACCGTCGCTGGAACAACAATCCCGCCAATCCTTATGCTGTCTTGCCAAGAAGAAGACCGTTAACTGACGCCGAAGCTATGGATGAGTTTCTTGAACAGGTGGAAGACGAATTAAGCGACTATGAGTATGACTACTTTAATTCTTGAATAACCGGCAAGGTAAACAATCAATGGCTGGGGCTTTCGAGTCCCAGCTTTCTCATTGGATTCTCAACCTGGACAGATCAGGCTGGCTTATGGTCGGCTTGCGGTCGTTTTTGGGAGTCTGCATTTTTAGTGATCTATTAAAAAGCCTTGCAGCGCAACGATCTATGAGGAAAAGAGTTGAAACGATATTGCCCTGCATTTTCAGTAACACATTCAAAAGCCTTGCGGCGCAACGATCTATAAGGAAAAACGAAAAGGAGATAAATTGCCTAATAGAAAAGGTGGGGGAAACGTGTATCAGGGTGATACAGTCTCACTATGAGTCTCATGAGACTGTAGAAAAAGAGAAAAAAAGTATTTTCTTCTATTATCTCTATCTCTACCAGCTCCCATCAGGCTTTTGGGCCTGTTACTGAAAATGCAGGCGATTATCCGCCATAAGTCAAGCCTATAAGACCATTTTCTTCCTGCCGGCAAGATAAAAGCATGAAACTATGCCGCGTTGTAGTATCATGCAACTACAGATAAACGCAACATGGATTCGTCTCTTTCTCGCATTAACCCAACTCCTATTCACTGCCGGCCAGACAGCGAAAGATTGTTGCGCACTCATAATGTTTGGCAGGCATCTTGGGACCAAAGCAGCGAGCAAGAAGAGGCACCAGATTTAGAAGCCTTAACAAGAGAGGCGTTTGGCTATTATGCTGCTGGCTTGTTGCCGGTTCAGGTTAGATGGAAGCTGGCAGAGGCTCATTCATGCCTGACCAACGCCACCCTGACTCGCATTCAGCGCAAGGCTGAGCGTGCCCTACTAGCCGCTGAGAGCGCCCCGCCCGAGCTGCGCCGCGCCATGGTGGCCGCAGCCCGCCAGACGGCCATTCAAGGGGCCATAGCGGACCATGCCTGGGGCGCGGCGCTCAAGGGGCTCGAAAGGGCTGGTGAGATCGCTGGGGAGATGCGCGAGAGCGCTGGCTTGAGCGAGGAGGATCTGGTGTTGACCGTCTCGGTCGAGCAGCCTGTACTCCCTGCCGGTGAGTCTCAGCCGGTCTCAGATGAGACAGCGCCCAGTCTCATCGATGAGACGGTTGAGATTGAGACTGAGACTTGTTGAGAACCCTTGCAGCGCAATGAGTCTCAAGTGAGACGGCCATTCATACAACTAAATGTTAAGCATTCATAGGCGCTGGCCTTGTTAGCGTGGTATTGTATGGGAGCCATTCACAAAAGAGGCATTCATGGGCGCATCCTTCCCTAATATTGACATAAGTTGTCGGACGGGCGAATATGTAGGGTATTCAGCCGGCAACGATGGAATATGGTTTATTAAAAGAGCTAACCCTATAGGCTCAAAGTATAGATGGCTTGTGCAAAAGAGAAACAATAAGGATTGTTTCTACGCAAGGACTCTAGGAGAGATAAGCGAAAAATTAGCAAGCCTTGGCGATGCTGCCACTGTTGCAAACTGTTAAGCGTCCAGCCACACACGCTTAGCAAGCGTGCTACTATTGACAAGCAAACGCGCACCGCCCACCATGGCCACGGCAACAGCAACAAAAACCGCCCCATTCAGCGCCGCAGAATGGGCAAGTCTTAAAAGATTAGCTAAAATTATTCACAAATGGAATGAAGATGAATGTAATGGCGCTATTCAATGGCACGGTGACAATAAGGAAACTCCTAAGCGTTATTTTCAAGATCGCTACGGCTGCTTTACTATTCCTGGCCCTACGATTCAGGATAAAGAGAAGCAAAGCGTAGAGTCTGCTCGCAGAATTGCCGCCAGGCATGGTTTGTCTATCCACCACCAAACCGACCCTAGGGGCATCGCGCTATATGTCTACAATGCTGCCGATTCTAAAGGCAGAATTGATGAGCTTTATTCTAGCATCGGCAAACCTGTCTGCTAAATTCATTCATTCATTCATTCATTCATTCATTCATTCATTCATTCATGGCAACCCCTCCTGAATTTCTAAATTCCAAATGGTTGGATCGTAGAGACGTGCCAGCTAAGAGTAAGTTTGGCAAGTTTGCTAAACCTGCGGACTGCGAATGTACCTATAACTTTAGCTGTAAGGCTTGTTGTGTTGCTGCTGTGGAGAGAAATAAGCCATGAAAAGTACAACAAAGTCAGGGCTAAGAATCACTTTCGCCCCATTCTGGCTTGTATGGCACAGGCCAGGTGATGGCGGTCCCGAACAGTTCCCGCATATTTTGACGGATCGCCCACAAAATAATAACGCTAAACCACTGTCTGAGAGTGAAGCTATAGAAATATGGCAAAACAGGTGCTTTAATGATTGTACTGTAAGCGAGGATGCTAGAGAGTATTTGCTATACTTAATTGGCCACCGCGCCAACCTTGCAAACTGTTAAGCGTCCAAGGTCCTACCGTGCTAAGGCATGGTAGGATATGCAAGCACCAAAGCAAGCAAGCACCATGTCTGCATCACTTGTCAAGCAAAGCTCCGCCATGGATTCTTTAGCATGGCGGATCACCTACGAATGGGATTGTGCCAAAAACGCCTATAAGACTATGCAGCAGATGCAAGATGCCTGGCAAGGCATCTTAGAATCTGCCGCTTATCAATGCTTGGCCGATAAGCGCAAAGAAACTATTTTCTTCCTTTGGCATCACATTAGAACCACTACTTTAGCTAAGAATCAAGTGCACGGTCGCTGGTGTAATGGCAAGTTCTACGCTAACTATTGCGACTTGCCAGAAAATTATAAGCATGACGACAATTTACTTAAGACCTTACCCTCTGGCCATTTTTGGGCGGTTGTTGATAGCAAGGGGCAGGCTACTTCTGTTCGTTATTTTATTAGCAGTGACTGTGAAAATGAGGATAAGTCACACTTCCTACCGTCAGCCGAGCTTGCTGTTAGCGTCTAACTCAACCCATCCCATCATCCCCATCAAAACAATGTCACAAACATTTGCAGATTGGAACAATGTTCCTCAAGTAATCGAGAGAAAGATTAGTAAAATGTGGCAAAAATGTGGTGCAGTATGTAGCGAAACTAGCACCGATAGCAGCGGTAAGAAGGTAGAGCTATTTAAGCTAGGCTCTCATAAGGTGATAGACAATTTAGACTATCTTACTGACGCGCAGAAAATAAAGTTGTTTGAGATCGCAGCCAACCATGGCGGAGTTATCTTGCATAACTTGCTATATTCTTTATCTTTTGAGTCTGAGGCTGTTAGAGTAACTGGCGACAATGAAATATACTACGTACCTGGCATGATCGTAGGTACATGGCCTCATTGCGGACTGTTCGGCGGTATGGCTGAGGATGGTAGCATCCACACCTAGGACACGTTGCTAAGTGTTACGGGTCAGACTGCGAGCGTAGCATCTGACCCTAGAATGAACAGGCAAACAACCCAAAGAAACTATGCAAGCTCAACACGCTACAGGCCAAATCGTCAAAAGCTCAGACCCTTGCAACTCTGGCCCTTGTGACCTAGCTTTTTTAACAGAAGAACAACTAATAACCCAGACACTTATCTATCAGGATAGGTTCAATTCTAATTGGATGATTTGTATGAACAATCATTACAGCTCGGGTGTCTATATTGATGCTGAGATCGCAATGAACAACGCCTATGCAATACTGCAGAGAATACTAGATTATGTCTATGCTTATCGGTCTTTCAGCTTTTATGATAAGCTTAATAACTTGTGCGCCGCCTAAAGCATAGCCTATCACTCCCCAATCGCTCCCCGGCTTGTTATGCTTGCCGGGGGCAGGGTTGCGGTTTTCGTGTAGCGGGGAGGGGGTGCCCATACCTCTCCCATCTCGCAGTGCCCGTATAAAAATATAACAACAATTCGCCCACAAACAGAACTGTTGCATGTTTTTCATTCTTCCCCCAACAATATACCCACATACAAAAATACGCCAGCGTACAAGCTAGCGTATAAGTAGGCGTACAGGTAGCCGGGGGGCAGGGGTTGCGTTTATGGTCTTAACTGGCAAAGTAAGAACGACCTCCAATTCTAAATAGAAAATCATTGCGCCAAACAAAGCCAAACCAACCATCAAAAGAAAGATACTGTGTATCTGATGGGTTCGTTATTGCGTTAGCCCAGTGAAACGGACCAACAGCACCACCAGCGTCAGAAACAATAAAATTCATAATGAACTCAAAATGAAGGTAGGGGTTGCGTCAATCATATACAGCAACCCAAATCAACAACCTCACGCTCTAGATTTGACAGGAATGGGGCATCATTCCCGCTGTGTCGCTTGTAGGCAGCGCCCAATGCCAACCGCATGGCCAGTTGATCCAAAAGGAAACGGAAAGTAGCGGTGCAGTCAATACCAGAATTTACCAGTTGATCGGGTACACCAAACGAATGTAGAACATCAAAATCAGTTGTACTTTGAAGGTTAAACGCGACGCACGGGAAACGCTCGGCTACGTCGCCCAAGGCGCGGAACATTGCCGCAGGGTTGATTTGGTTGTAGCTGCAGGGCTTTGCCATGGTGGTTCGTTGAGTTGGAACAGCTTGATTCTAGCACATAAATCAAGGCTTACAATTAGCTTCCAGCGTCAGCGGCCAGTCTATCACGCTCACGCCAAACAAGATCGTCTAATTCGTCCATCCACTCTTGGGGAATAGCTTGATCAGTAGCATTGCGCATGGTCATTGCCTGAAGAATGTCAGCAGTGCGCAACCTATCAACTTCGCGCCGAGGCTTAAGGTCAACTGAAGGCTTTATATGCCCTGTGGCAGCAGGGTAAAACCTTTCGGGGCCATCCTCTCTCCCCCATGGGCAGGGTATGGTAACGCCACCACTTTCCCTGCTCCACGGACGGCGGGGCGGGTCAACAAAACCGCCTTGAGTAGCACGCTCAAGCGCTCTTTTGTACATCTCGAAAGCAATAGCAGACTTCCCACACTGCCGGCCAGACACGATGATTCGACGGCGGCTTGCGTCACTAAACAGTTCATCAATAAAAGCCAGATGATCAGGCATGGTCAGTTTCCAGCATCAGCAACCAGTCTAGCAAGCTCCATCATCGCCAGGCTTCCACCGCGCCGGCCAAGCACAACAGCGCGACGGCGCCTTTCGTTCTGGACGATTCTGAAAGCAGCTTGCACCGGGCCGTTCAAGGCGAAAGGTGCGCCAGAGAAAACCATCGAGTTTCTTTGTTTAGTCAATTCTGCAATTTGTTTTTCTTTCCACATGTCCAGGACTTTGCCGCCCAAGTCGTCAATAACAAGATGCCTTGCCGCAGCCTCAAGCGGATCGCCAAGGTTTTCGATGTTCATGGTCAGCCCTTTGCTAGTTACCCATCAATCATAGCACAATCATCGCAGCGTCAGCGTCTTGCGAGCAACAAGACGTGTTACCCCTGCCGGATCAACGACGACAACGCCAGCCGTTGCAGAAGATGGTAACAGTTTGTAGGAATATGGCAGTTTCCAGCCAATCTCGCCGTTGTGCCGGACCATCGTAAACTCGCGGGGGCGTTCCATGGCTCAATCATAGCTCATCCCTTGCCGGCAAGCAACGTGATAGAATGACACTGCAACAATCAACGCACCATGGGCACTCTCGCTGACTGGCAGATCCACGAACGCTGCATGGCTGGTATGGTCACACCATGTGATCCTGCATTGCTTAACCCAGCGTCGCTTGACTTGCGCCTTGGCAGTAACATTATGATTGAATCAGCAGAAAGCCCAGAAATGGTGCTAGTTTCAATCGCTAAATACACAGAAGAAAATCCTTATCTCATAGTGCCAGGACAGTTCTTCCTGGCCGAAACTGACCCAATCTTCAACATTCCCAACGACTTAGAAGGCCAATTTATCCTTAAATCCTCTCGCGCAAGGAGTGGATTACAGCATTTGATGGCTGGTTTTTGCGATCCTGGCTGGCATGGCTCGCGCTTAACACTTGAGCTTAAGAATGTTCGCCAGCTTTGGCCGATAGGCATTTATCCAGGCATGAAGATCGGGCAGATGAAGTTTTCTACGATGGATTCCGAACCCAGGCGCTCTTATGCCGTCACCGGCAGGTATAATAACGATGTAATCGTCACCGCATCAAGGGGTTAAAGTCATGGCAAACCTTGAAGAAACACTAGAAGAACGCGGCAAGCGCTACGGCAGGTTTGCGGATCACGCTCAAGTTACGCAAGACCTAAAGCGAGTCGCTGCCAACCATCTTCGGTCCACCGGATTACTACTTGCAGCAGATCAACAGGAAGCACTAGATATGATTTTCCATAAAATAGGCCGCATTGTTTGCGGCGATCCTGACTACGGCGATAGCTGGCACGATATTGCCGGTTATGCCAAGCTGGTGGAAGATCGGCTTTACGCTGATAAGGGCCTGGGCCTGTAGACAGTAATGGGCAAACGAGTCGTCTTGGCTGAATGCGTAAGCCCAGGCTGCGGTTCCCTTGACGTAACCATCATAGAAACACGCATGACAGCGTGCGGCAGTCGCGCAAGACGGCGGCGTTGCGCTTGCTGCGGCCACCTGTGGTACACCGTGCAGCCGCCTGAAGAGCAAGTCGAGAACTGGCGGCTGATCTGGACGAAGAAAGGGCCAGTCACACTGGAGCCACCGCCAGAATCGCCAGAAAAAGGCAAAATATAGAGAATTAGTAGACTCTGTGGGTAGTAACAGTACCCGATTCGCCTTTTGCAAGGTTAAATTTGCCCAGACATAAATAACCAAAGGCGTCGAAAGCATGATCGACGCCAAGTTTTTTGTTTGGCATTCTTGTTCCTTCGGCGTAGCCAAGCGTGCGAAACGACTTTATTAGTTCCCGGCAACGTGGGTGAATCTTGGTATGCACTTCCCCGTCTGCCGTGCGCAGTGCTGCGTTCACGGATCGAATCTTGTCAGCGGTGTTATAGGGCGCTTCAGGGGCAAAAACAGTAATGCCAGCCTTCCTAAGAATCTGATGATCGCTAACGCCAACACCAGACGTTTGCTTTCTTTTGCCGGTCGGATCAGGGCAAGCAATAATGCGGCGGCGAGTATCCGCGCCTTCGCTTGCCCAGCATTCGCCACCATATAGATCAATTAGCACGTCTGCCATGTCCCATGTATTGGCGCCCTTTAGGTTCAGTTCATTAAAAATTCGCAATTCTACAGCTCTGCCGTTTACCTTGATAATGTTTGCGCAAATAGCAGTAAGCGGATCGTTGTTAAAGTCCATTCCAACATACAGCGGCAACCTTGGATCGTCCTCAATCGTTGAGTCGATATTATCCATCGAAAAACACGACACCACAAGACCCGTATTTGATAGTATCTTTGCTTCGTACTCGCGCTCGAACACTTCAGGGGCTAGTGTTTTTCTGGCTTCTGCAATTTCAGATGCTGGAATGTTGCCACCTTGCAAAGACGTATATTCGTATAGCGACCATTGCTTAGGGTCAAGCCTTTCTAGGCCAGGATCGGCCATGTCAGCATTCTGTAGAAGCAAGATCGTTTCGTAGAACCAACCCGCTGTGCCTTCAGGTGAAGGAGTGGTAGTAAAGAGCGCCCAGCCGTTGCGGTCGGAAAGTGCAGGACGGATAACTGATCTCCATGTATATTCCGTCTGAAAAGCGCATTCATCTAAATTTACTCCACTTAATGCAGGACCGCGCAAAGCATCTGGATCTTCAGAGCCCTTAAGGTAGATGCAAGATCCGTTAACCAAATCTATTCTAAGGTTTGATTCGTTTTTCTTTTTTATCCAACGTTCGGGAACAATACTCTTGTAAGTATCCCAGGCAATCTCTTTTGCCATCCGATACGTTGGCGCAACATAATAGTAATTGCCCACGCGCTCACTAGCGCCGCGCAGCATTTCGATTGCCCCCAGCACCGTCTTTCCACCACGCCGGCCAGCTAAGACAACACGAAAACGGCGTCGATCATTAAAAATCATCCCCTGCATTGGCCGCAGAGAAAGCCGGTTTTTACCTACTACAATGTCGCCACTTGGGCGCAACCCTGTAGGGGCAGTAGCTGTCGCCATGGAGACTTGATCTTATCCACCGACTGTAACCTGTGCATCCTGGCGCCGGCAGGCTAGGCTGACCGGAAACGCTTTGCCGCAATGAACCTAGCAACCAGAAAAATATCACTGCCAAACTACATAGACGTAGATAGTCCATTTTATATGGACGACATAAATAGGCGAATGCAGCAAAAGTGGGAGATAATGCAAGCCGTCACAAAGGGGACTGAGTATTTACACGCAAATGCACATATCTACCTGCCGCGTGAACCAAGAGAGCAAGAAGATCCGAAGACCAAGATTGACCCATGGAAGACTCGTGTTAATCTTTCTGTTTTAGCGCCATTTACAAAGCGCTTAATCCATAACGCAGCCGGCATGGTTATGCGTAAGATGATCAAGCTAGAAGGCGGTGATCCATATTGGGAAGAGGAGTTTAGGAAAGATGTTGACGGTGACGGCACTTCATTGGATCTGTTCGCTCTAAAGCGGCTAGAAGTTGCGCTTACTTATGGCATGTCGTCGATAATTGTTGACGCGGAGAGGCGCGAAGCGCAATCCGGCAACGATCAAATCGAGCCACTGCGCCCATACTTTGTGCCGGTTGATCCATGGCAGTATTTAGGTAGCCGGCGAGAAAGTGACGATCCTGGCGCAAAGCTAACAATGTTTCGCTATCAGGAAGAGCGCAAAGTTGCTAAAGGCGCCTACGGGGAAGAGTACGTTTTTGTTGCTCGCGTTCTTGTCCCTGGCGCTTACGAAGTGTTTGAGTCGAATAAAACAATAGGTGATATTGGGTTTACTCCTCTCGACTATATTCCTTTAGTGCATATCTATGCCGAGAAAGAGGGCTATTTATGTGCTACTCCCCCATTGGCTGACGTTGCGCACCTAAATATCGCTCACTACCGGCGCCTAGCAGACCTTCTGCATTCGTTGCATATCGCTGCTATTGGCCTGCTGGTACTGGAAGAATACGATGGCAACGAGGCGATTACGGGGCAGAATTATGCCATCAGAATGAATATCGGCAGTAAAGCGTACTGGGTCCAGTGTGACGCCGGTTCCTTTGCGGCGCAAGCAGCTTTACTTGATCGCCTGGAGAATGAAATCTCGCATCTTGGCGTTACAAAGCTGCTGGGCCAGAAGCATGTAGCTGAAAGTGCCGACGCAAAACGTATCGACCACCAGCAAGCCAACTGCGTGCTATCAGTGGCCGCTACTGAAACGCAAGCTGCGCTTAATGAAGCATTTAGAATGGCGGCAGAATACAGAGGCATAGAACCACCTAGGGTCGTTTTCGACAATGACTTTGACTTCTATCGCTTGCTAGGCCAAGACGTGGCCGTGCTGGCCGACATAGAAGCAAACGGCCAAATTACAACTGAGCTATTTCTTCGTATCCTGGCCCAAGGTGAATGGATACCTGAGGACGTGGATCTAGTTGAGCTAGGCAAAGCCGTTAAAGAGTTGAAAAAAGAAGCGGAACATGTTATGCTTGAGCAGCAAAAAACGCAGAACGCCAATGGTGCCGCAGGATCAGGCCGCTCGCTCCCGTCTTCTGGAGCTGGTCGAAAAACAAGCGCTGGCAGTGCGTGAAGACACTAAGAAAGCCCCTGAACCGCTACACGCAGCAGTTCGGGGGCTTTCAGTTAGGCGCTGCGATCAGAAGCCAGCCTGGCGCTGAACTGCTTTAGTGGCTCGGATCATCTCAGGATTGATCATCGGCTGCTTTAGCACCTTGGTCGTGCATTGGCCGTCTTCGTCAACGGTCTTCCGAAGTACCAGGCCGCCCATGTTGATTGTTTCGGGGCCGGTCGGCTTGTTTTCGTTGTCAGGAGCCGGCTCAAGCTGTGCCAGACGTGCCTTGAGCTGTGCGATCTCAGTAGCCGGATCGGGCGCGGCGGGGGCCACGGGCGCGACAACCGCAGGAGTCGGAACGCTGGGCTTTGCCGAAGGGGTTGGAGTCGGGGCGGCTGTTGCCATGGTGCAATGAATCGGTTAGGCGCTACAGTATAGCGCATCCACCAATCAAGCCATGTCGCTCACTCCTGAAGAAATCGCAGAATTGCAACGCGAAGCCGCAGAAGCCAAGGACCTTAAGCGGCAACTGGAAGCCGTGAATGGCAACAAAGAGGCAATCTTAACTGAAAAGAAAAAAGTGGCCGACGAACTCAAAGAGCTAAGAGACAAGGAAGAGGCGCGACTAAAAAAGGAACTGGAAGAAAAGGGCCAGTTTCAGGAATTGCTCAAACAAGCAAACGACAACCTTGAAGCGCTAAGGAAACAAAACGAAGAAAAAGACAAGGCCATTTTAGAGGCAGATACTAAGCGCGTTGAGGATCGCAAGCGAGCCGATTTTCTTGCTGTCTTTAATGCCGCTGAAGTGTTCCACCCTGAGCACGCATGGGCTTTGCTGCATTCGCTTGTTCAAGACAAGAACGGCAAAACTATTGCGGTCCTTGATGGCCTGGAAGTTGGCGTTGCCGACCTTGCCGGCAAGCTCCGCAAAAACCCTCAGTACGCCTATCTGTTCAAGCCCCAACCCGGTAGCGGTGGCATGAACTCCAGGCCGGCTACGGGCGCTCTTGCCGCTTTTGGTGGCGGCATTGTCACCAACCCATGGCTTCCTGGTGGAAACGTGACTGCACGCATCGCCATACAGCGGGAAGATCCTGATTTAGCTGCTAAGCTGAAGGCTGAAGCGAGCGCTGCTGCTCGCGGCCAAGGGTAAAGCTGTGCCGAACCCTGGGCAAAAGCATCGACGGCTGTGCGGTCATGCCGACTAAACAACCTCTGCTTTTCCTCCAGTGTTCCTTGGTAACCTGGGCGGTACTTTTGCCGGCGATGTAACAAGTCTTACGCGGCTTGCTACTTCTGGTGAATTTGCCGCCTATCTTCAAGAAGAGATTTTTAACAAGTCCATGATGGTTCGCTCTGGCATTTTGGCCAGAAGCAACCAGCTCCTCACCTCCACTACCGGCGTTCGGGTCGAGGCGCCGTTTTTCCGACCGATTGACCCGGTGGAAGAGAGGATGGATTCTGGCCGTGAGTGGGGCGATTCTGGCGAGGGCCATTTCACCTTCCAAGGCATCACCAGCGCCACTCAGTACGCCACCATCACCCACCGGGGTTTTGCCTACGCTGTTGACAAGCTCTCAAAGCTGGCCAGCGGCGAAGATCCTTTGCAGGTACTTACGAATCAGCTTGAGCCGGCGCTCAACAAGATCAAGACTCGCAAGATGATCGCCCAGCTTGAAGGCTTGCTTGGCACTGGCGGCCCGCTTAATGCCACCAATAACGTAAATAAGTCTGTCACCACTGGCTCTACCATCGCCAACTGGTTGACGGCTGAAAACGTTATCGAAGCTCGTTACAGGTTGGGCGAACGGCAGTCTGAGATTACTACTCTGTTCTGTCACTCTCTTGTTCAAGCCTATCTTGAGCAAGTGGGCTTCCTGACCTACGATGCTGACCGCAGAGGTATTAACACACGCCTGTTGATTGGTAGCGCTTTCAACGTTAAGGTTGTGGTTGATGACCAACTTCCGATCATTGGCACCAGCGGTCAACAGCGGCAGTTTGTTAGCTACCTTTGTGGCGATGGCGTCATGCTTGAGGGCGAACAAACTCCCCTTGAGATCGAGACGGTTCGCAATGTACCATCCAAGCAAGATGGCATTGTTGTGGACTATCATCACAGCTTCCACGTTCCTGGCACTACCTTGTCTGGTACTGCTGTTGACAACCCAACCAACGCTCAGCTAGCTACCGGCTCTCAGCACGCGCTTGCTTACAACGATGCGCGACTGATCCCGCTGGTCCGGTTGGTGACAAACAGCCCCTACGGTGGTACGATCTGATCGGTTGACTCCGGGTTTGATTCCAGCCCCCCAGGAGGTCAGATTCCTGGGGGGCTTTTTCATGGCCCGATCTGAGCTATGATCGAGGCTGGCCCGTACCGTCTCCCGATGGCAGTCTTTAATTTTTACGAATTTCGCAAGGTTTACACGGTCGCCACTCTGCCCGCGAATCCCAGGACAGGCACAACCGTCAGGGTCAGCAACCTTACTTCCCCCACTGTGGGCTCTGCTCCT